AAAACTCGCAGCAGGGATACCGTCCCATACCGTTGTCCTTGCAGCACCATTTTTATCCACTTGCCTAGTATCAAAACAATAAGTCTCGTCAGAAGATGGCATTGTTAGTAGGTAAAAAGAGTTTGTGGGACTGTAAACAGATTTAATAGTCTCTAATGACTCAATGCCAATATGATATTGAATCTCGTCCCTTACGTTACGGCTTAACTCGCGTAACGGAGAGGACTTTTCCTGAATAGTACGCATGAGACTTCTAACACCCGTGTCAGACAAGAATATAACGTCCTCACCAGTGGATTGTACGCTATCCCTAGCAATACACCCTATGTTATTGATAGCGTCTGTTGAACTTACTTGCATAGTGGCTGGATCTTCAGCACCACTGTATATCAACATCTGACGCTTCCCAAATATTATCAGGAAGTTGTTGTGAGATGCTAATGCCACAATTTCATCACCACCAAGAGGCCATGCCTTACGCACATCTAAAGAGCCAGAAGTACCACCAGTCCATTGGTGAGGCGCAAGCAAGTCAGAAAAAACAACCGTCCCCTTGTCTGCTGTATTATCTGCTGCCCAAATCCGACCATAAGCAGAGATTGCGGTATTACATTGATTAACGACTCCTGATCCGCCCGTCTTTTCACTCAACCTCTTGAAAGTCGTAGTAGAGACCGCTGGATCATAGACAAGAGGGTCATGCCCCCTTTGCCAAAAGATACCATGCCCAGATAGCTGACAAAACTGCCAGTTATTAGCCGTAATAACAGGTGCAGTATTAGCACCGTTATTGGTGTCATAAGTTAAAGTGGTTAACGTAGATCCATTTATCTTATACAAATAACCGCCACCCGCAGCGAGTACCGTCCTAGAACCATCGTCCTCAACCAAATCACCCATACAAGTAATGTTGTTTGTTCCCAGGTCGGAGTTTATTGCTGGAATAACCTTAGACCAACCCTTACGGGCAGCAATACGACCAGAGTGGTCAATCACGCAGTTAGTCGCCTTTAGCGCATAAGCAGGATTAAGACCAATAGGAGCGTCTTGTATATTAAGCCCAAGAAACCCTGGATTCGTAATAGAGAAAGGTAGTATAGGTTGAGCCATTAGCAAGTAGTCCAAACAGAGTTTTCGACATTCCTGCTAGACTCTATTGCTATTTGGTCGCCTAGCATCCCTAAAAATACAGCATAAGCATCGCTTGAACTCAAACCTCCGTCCTCGCCTCGCTCCGCTAAAGCCCTAGCGTAAGTGCCAAAGATCACCGCGTCTGAAGGGATAGCCAATACATCAGCATCTCCTGATAAAGCAGTCTGTGGGACATATAAGCGTATGTTTATATTGTAAGCAGCATTAGGTGTAGGCCATAATGTTATCTTACTATCAGTCCCGTTATTACCGTTCCATGCGTAATAAGCTGGTTGTGCATTTGTTGAAGCACTCATATCTTTCTGGTTGATAATCCATTGAATTGGAGCATTTCGGAGTTGTACGTTGTTTGTCACATCGTTTACCGTAGCGTCCTTATGTCTTACTCCTGAACCCGTTACCACATACCCAGAAGTACCACCCGTAGTGGTCAATGCAATCTCTGTTGCTAAAGCGTCCCAATTCCAAGCATCTTCTACTTGTCGTTTAGTGTCGTTTACGAGTTTGCCAATGAGTTTTCCGTATTCTGTTGATCCTACTCCATTAACAGTACCCACCGTATCTTCGCGCACTCTCACAAGTACATCGTTTACCATTTCTAAATATGTCATTGTCTGCCACCAATAATTTCAATTTCAAGAGGGTTATTTTGACCTTTGTTTTGTGTAGATGTAGCTCCGACACCAGAAACCTGTTGTGACCTTATTAAAAACTTAATTGCATTTTTTTCTCTTTTAGTTGCTTCTTTCATAATTTTAGCCATTAACTGTGGGTCTTGTGAAACAGTATTAAGCTCTTTTAATGTCAGAATTTTAGCGTGTCCAAATACCTTTTTCAGTAGCGAGTTAGTGATTACAACAGCGGTATTAAGAACATGTGGGATTTCAACAACATAACCTATCTGGCTTGTGAGATTTTCACCTCTCATGCCCTTAACTGCTTGTTCTGCAAAATTAGCATCAATATCAAGTTCTCGCATAATATCGTTGATTTTTTTTACATTTTGTGGTTGTAGTTGGGATTCAAGGCTAGCCCTTGAGAACCCGCCAGCTTTCAATAATTTACTCTCATCATCTACGGCCTTTGCCAATGCAACCGCCTTCTCTTTGCTCCCTAAATTACTTGTTAATATCTTCTTTGCTTCTTGTCCAATTTTCATTTCCGTTATGGGTCTTGAAGCTGCTTCATATTCAGATTTAGCAAATTTATACGCATCATTCTTTTTAGTAATCCACTCAACCAAATCATCTTTCACAGACATTATTGCTCTCGCCTCATCATCACTAGGCTTTGATAGTGGTGTTCCTGAAATGCTTTTATCTAGCTGCTTTTTAATTAGATGTAATTGCTCTGTTAGACTTGCTTTTTTACCTTTAGCTTGTAATAGCTTTCTCACATCTCCTAGCACATCATTAACAAATGGATTTCTGATAATCTTGATTAAATCAACATCTGCTCTAATAGCATTGCCAAATGCTTTAGCATAATTCTCATCAGCATTGATTCCCCTGGATTTGATAGCAGCAGTTAGCTCTTCTGGCGTTTTACCAAAAGACTCTAAAGCATGTACTCTATTAGCCTTTTGCTGTAAGTCCTTGACGAGAGTGGGTTGAGGTGAAACATCACCAATTACTTTTTGTAAGGCAGAGAATTCTGGAGACACAACACCGCTAGAGGATACGGCTTGCCCAGATGTTTGCTTGCTTATTATGCCTTTACTGGACTCTAAAGCACTAACGACATCATCAGCTTGATCGCCAGCCACTCTATTTGCTAGTTGCCCTCCTAATTTTTGTCTCGCTTTCTGAGAGAAAGGGGCTACCGCTACATCAATACCTTTACTAGCACCCTTAAATAATAGTCCCGTTGCGGCTGGAGCTATAACACCAACTCCCGCGCCTGTTAATATGTTTCGTGTTTTTGTCTGGTCTTTGTTGGTTGGTATTAAAGCACCTTCTATGCCACCAGTTGCACTACTTATTCCAGCTATTGAAGTTCCTGCTCCCCATCCTCCAGCATTTATTAATCCAGCAACTTTAGGTATAGCAGAGGCAACTCTAAATGCGGCAATACCAGGCATTAAACTTGTACCTATCTCGCCAACCAACCCTCCACCAGTCCCCCTCAAGCCACTTATTGCATCTTGATAGTCTAAAATTTCCTGTTCTGGCACTTCATCACCACCAACCATGCTGGCAAGTTGTCTTGCTCCAAGAGTCATGCCTTTAATTGCCCCTCCAGCACCAGCAAGTAATTGCTGTCCAAAAGACATATCTTGAGCAGTATCATCATAAGCATCAGATTTTTTTAAATCAGTTTTTGAGCTTAATCTCAGCTGTTGATTAACTTGGTGTTCAATTTCTTCAGGCGACATTCCTTCAGGGACTTTAAATCTCCCTATTCGCCCATCAGGCAATCTAACTCTAGCTATTGGCATTGTTTTCTTCCTATTCCGGTTCTATTCCTAATAATTCAACTTGATTGCTGGCTGGATAAACCTTTAAGGTTTCTTTTGTCTCGTCTGTTATATTTAATTTATCAATAAATTTATTATGTTGTCTCATGCCCATCCTTGCATATTTATCCCCTAAAAATAGAATCTTTCTAAGTGATTGTTCGTCAAGAGTTATCTCAGCACCAGCCATTCTCTGAGCATAGATTCTATCTTGATCTGATAGTCCAGTACCAGAGCCGAATTGTTTAATTAATTTACCTACATTATTTGCCATTTGAGAAACATACGTTTGAGAGTTAGCTGATGCGTTACCACCAAAATTAAAGCCAGCTTTCTTTAAGAATTGGTCAAAACCAACTATAAAATCAGCACCAAATCCAGTTACCATTCCGTCATCTAATATCTTCCGTCCTTCGGCAATCGTATTTAAAATCGCAGAAGCATCATTAGCCGCGGCTCTACCCGTGAACGCATCCTTCGCAAGCCCCTGACCAATAGAACTCTCTAATTCTGTTTGTTGTTTTCCTCCAACCGTGACACTTACGTCTGATTTAGGAGAATAAAGTGGATAAGGTTGACCTACGGGTCTAGATGTGTCTACAACACCATTAACGGAATAATAATCTTGTTTCATTAGTTGATCTTCACCCTCGGCATCTTGTGCATTTATAACCACTGACTGAGTTTCTGTTTTTATCTTTGGAGTCCTGCCTGCAATATCCTTTTCAAGAGCGTTTCCTCTTGCGGCTAATTTGTCTGCTAAGTCTGCATTGCCAGCAATTCTAGCCTTCTCAGAGGCGGCGTACCAACTCTGAGGGTCTTTCATATTACCCATGCCTTGACCGATAGCTTGACGTTGCTCTGCTTGCCGTACAGCAGGTGTTTGATAACCCAACATACCACCAATACCACCAACCATTCCTGCTGCGCCACTGTAAATGCCCATATTAGCCCTTTGGAAGGGGTCTAATTTGGCATACTCTACCGCAGAGTTCTTCTGTCTCTGTCGTTCCTGTTCCTGCGCTTGGTAAGGGGTTAGCCCAAACATTCCTTGTTCATTAGCCATAATTCTTCCTATATTTAATCGCTATCTAGACCGGCATACGTCATCAACCTTAATTTGTCGTCCACCTTGGTGGAGGCTTACCCCCACTTTCAGCTGACAAAAACTTCAATGCTGCACCAGGATTGCTGTACCCAAGTGCTGTTGCAACATTCCCTGCGCTGTTAGACCCAAGGGCTGAAATAACATCTCCCGCACCAGCACCGCCACCAGAAAGACCACTTATCATGCCACCCGCACCTGACAAGGCTGCTCCCCAAGGGCTGTATGAGTCAGCACCAAGTCTAGCTTGACCCTCTCTCTGCGCCCCAGACATCATCATCCCCCCTTGCCGCGCACCAGCATTAGATTCTTGCATAGCTAGTGCCGTACTGATGTCCATAGCTTTGCTACCATAATCTTCTAAAGTGGCAGCACCACCCAACGCCGTTGAGTAAGGGTTATAAGCTGCTGTTTGAGTACCGTACATGGCTTTCAGCATATCGCTACCACCACCAACCATATCCGCACCAAAATTAGCGTAATCCATACCACCTTGTGTCGCTCGTGCAGCCAAACCTAAATCTTGCATCTGTTGTGCGTTATACAGAGCAGCCATTTCAGGGTTAGCAGCCATCATACCCTGACCTTGAGACATCGCTAAACCACCGCGACCCTGTGCTTGCAATTGTGCTTGTTTTTGTGCTATCTGAGTATCTCTTCCAGGTTGCAGTAAGTTCATCTGATCTTGATAATACTTAGCAGCTTGCTCTTGAGGAGATGTGCTTAGGTAGCTTTGACCTAAGCCAAACATTGTCTGGGCAGTATCCCCCATAGGGGCAGTCGCATCAAAAGAACCCTCAAATTGTCTTAAACCTCTGTCAGAAGCCCCAAACAACCTGTCTTGCTGTTCCTTCATGCGAGGATCTAACTCATACCCAGCACTCGTTATCCTACCGTTATCATCATAACCAAACTGAGATTGTCCGAACCCAGTTGTGATCCCAACAGGACGAAATGCAGCCGCAGCAGCGGCGCGTCTAGCAGCATCTCTTTGCAAGTCAGCGAATCTATGACCCGCTTTAGAGGCTGCATTGCCTCCCATCACCCCACCAAGGACTGACAGACCACCTCCAATTAAAGCTGCTGTTCCCATATTAAATCTCCCCTACCAAACTTTTATTAAAAAATAACATATTACCGTTAGAGTTAGCATATCTGAAACCATCTCCCAATATAGCCTTCATCGATTCTGTCACACCATTAACATCTAAACAGATGCTAGTCACCAAGAAATTAGCACCGTCCTTCTTTGCAATCGCCGCTATATCCCTCGATAATTGATGTGCTACTCCAGCCCGTCTGCCACTCCAACCGCTGTTTGACTTTTTCTGTTTCTTTACAAAAACATCCATCATCCAATAATCACCCGTGTCTAGCTTTCGGTAAGTGGCAAAACCATGCTCGTTGGATATAAGGCTAATACCCTCTCTCTCCAACAAATACTCCGCATACAAGCTAGTATCTCTATCCAACTACTGCATTCCTCCAAGCATACCGCCTTGTGGTGGCATTTGTAGTTGCTCTTGTTGCTCTTGCTGTGGCTGTTGAGCTTCCTGGAACACGCCATCTATCACACGCCCAACAGGTATCATCTGACCTTCGTGAGAAAGATAAACCGCCCCGTCAGGTGCAACAAGAAATTGTTGTCCGTCAATAACAGTCTTGCCATCAGTTACCTGAACATTCTTTCCTTGAACAGAAACAACACCGTTGTAACTCTCTTGTCCGCCTAACATTCCATTCATAATCTCTTCCCTTGTAACAAAAAAACCGCGAGGAATAACTGGCAACTCATTTCTGAATCACTCAAGTTATCGCTATCGCGGCTTGTGTGCTTTATTCCTTTGGTGGTCTACCACGCCGTTTAGGGGCGGGTTTCTTTACTTCTTTTACTTCTTTTACTGACTTTGCAACAGTAATAGCTTCTGGTACGACTTCGATATATCCCTCTTGGGCTTGCATATGCTTAATATCGTCCTCGCTAGAAAAGCTAACAGTGTTGCCGCTTCTTTCACATCGAAACGTAACTTTATTTTCCATTATTCTATACCTTTGTGAGATACGCCCCCCACCGATCAGGGTGAGGGGGTACATCAGATTATACCCAGTTTATCAAGCCGGTACAATCAAAGAGACACCAGCGTAATCACGGATTGCAGCAGTACCAAATACGCAATCAGAGGTTACCAAGTTGCCTAGATACTCTTGCTGGTATTGAGTCTGAACACGAACACCTTGTTGCTCAACTAGCGTGATAGCGTCCTTATGAATCAAAGGACACGCACGATATGCAGAGTCAGTGCCTGAAGCCCAGTTTACAGTATGACCAAATTCATCAACATACGAACCCGTAGGTGCAGCAGATGAGAAGGTTACAGACTGTGTGCCAGTTGCAGAGTTAGTGTGAATCCAAGCGCAATTAGTAGATGTGTAAATTTCAACACCATATAAATTGCCTAGACGACCTGTTTTGATAACGTCACCATTACCCACAAATGCTTGCTCAGTAAAACGTGAAATTCCACGCAACACTTTAGCCTCAACAGGTGGGATAATAAGAGCCAACTCAGCAGAGTTCACATCTTGATCTTCCAACAACTGAATTGCAGTACGCAGACCAGCATCTGACAGTGCTGTACCATTACCACTAGAAGCACCGGAGAATGCAGTAGAACCATCACCTCCAATCACACCAGTTTGAAAAAGGTTTGTTGCACCAGCAATAGAGCCGCCTTGCAACTGAGCCATACGCTTGTGAAGTTCACGGTCAACACGCTTCGCCAAAGCAAAACCAGCATCGTCTGTGTAGAAAGGACGCATAGAAGCCAAGGCTTGCATTTCAGCCAAATCTTCATACATCACTGAATACTCATAGTGCTTGTCAATCAACACTGGAATTGTACCAGCAGTATCAGTAACAAGCGTTACCGCTGTATTAGCTGTTTTAGCCGAGGCTTCGCCACGAGCAGGGTTGGGGATATGGAATGTATCACCCTTGCGACCTTTGTGGTTCATCTTTTTTACAAGATTGCCCATAACGGTCTTTGATTTATAAGTAGCAATTACATCATCTTCCCACAATTCTGGGATGAAGTTTGCTGCGGTTGTTTTGGTCTGATGACCCGATCCTAGTGCCATAATATACCTCTTTTGAGTTTAATTTACCTAACCCTCTTTTCGCGGTAAGCCAATTCGATTTCATCTCTCATTGACTCATACTTGCGAGGGTTTACTGTTTTAAGCAGAATGAGCTTTGCCCTTGTATAAGTTTTCTTTGAACTATCTCCGCTGCCACCTGTATCCACTGAAACTGATCTAATCGTATCGTCAGTAACTTGTTTCTCAATGTCACTGTCCTTTACGGCGTTTACAGCATTCAATTCTTTCCAAGTGCCAAGCAACTCGTTAGCAGAATCAACGTCAAAATTAGCATCAGCCCTTTGGAGTAATTGCTTCCTGATTGTGCTTTTATTGACCCAATCCCTAAATCTAGGGTTTTGAACAATATCCATAGCGTCAGGGTGTGCCCCAAAAAATCTCTGCTTGTTCTGCTCCCTCATCGCGTCCATCGAATACCTCTCGGCGGCCATGACTTTAGGATTTGACTCTACTGCTTGTCGAATTGCTTCTTGAGGGTTCTCGAAAAAATCTACTTCAGGAACTTCCTCTTGCTGTGCTGGTTGTGAATCTATTTGCGATCTAAGTAAATCGTCCATCAGTTTGCGGGATTCACGCATCTCTGCCCGAACTTCACCCACTTCGTTAGCTTGCTTGCCAGCCAAACCTTCTATTTCAACTAATAGCTTGGCTAGTTCTGCTGTTGATTTACCTTTGAATTTATCAGGTAACTCAACGTCTTGCTCAACGTCTTGGTTAGGTTGTGGTTGATTATCAACCGCCTCTAATTCACTTAATTCCAAATCTCCATCTTCAGCCATTTGTTACTCTCTCCCGCCCATTAAGGGTTATAGGTAATAAAACTCGCCAGTGACTAAGCATTGTTGACGAACTAATGTCTAATTTAAGCACACTTTGCGTTAGTATGCAAGTACTTACTATCATTTATAGCTATATAACTAGCTGTTTTGCTTCGCAACCTGTTTAGCGCGTTGCTCTCTCACTCTGGCCCACTTATCCCAAGCCCTTACGTTGTTAGGATCTGTGCCGTCTGCTTTGACCGTAGCCATGCCATAACAGATAGATTTAACTGACTTTCCGCCACACACACACTTGACTTCCTCAACCGTGTTTTCAATAAAATCTTCTGAAACCTCACCGCACGTTTCACACTTGAAATTAAAGTAACCTCTCACTCTCCATCTCCTTGTAGTTCCTCGTAAGTCTCTCTAGACAGCTCAGGAAGCCCCACAAGCCATTCAATGACATCTAGCTCACCTTTCCTTAGGTGAAGCGTCTCAATGTCCTTCACGCCCTTTATAGAGCTTATAGAGTTCATTCTTGCAGTTAAATCCTCGATCAAGTCTTGCCAACCTTGTGAGGCGAACATTTCAAACCTGGCTTCGTAATATTTTTGCAACTCTACGTCCATTTATAGACCCTATAACTCGTTAAATCACCCAGCCAATCATTACATCGTAAACAATCAACTCTGTCGTTGTGTTCAGCGCATCTATGTTATCTTGATGCCTTCCCTCGTCCTCTGATATTTTCGCCTCATCCTCGTCAAGAGTGGTGCTGTTGGTTATCAATCCACGCTTGTATTGCGCGTGGTTCTGCACTTCTGTCTTCTTGGCTGTGCGCCACATTTCTAGGTTGGTTGCCATGTTTTATCCTTTTGTTAGTACAACATCAACATCATAATTAACTCATCTTCTCTAGCGATTTCTTCTTCCAATC